TTTATAGTAAAGATTGTACCAACATTGTTTCCTGGTTGACCTAATCCATATATCTTATAATACTCAAAATTTGTCTCTTTTAAACGTTCTATTTCTTCAATGATACTTTGTTCCAAAAACGGATTATCGTGGAATGTAGATATAAATAAATCACTCTCAGGGTGTGTGTGTATCTCATTGAAGATATAATTGTTTGTACCGAAGGATGGGTTGTAAGCAATTATTGATTTAATTCTTGTTCTTATAAACAATTGAAACCAATCTTCTCTCGATAACTCATTACTTTCATCTACAAAAAGGTAATCTCTTGATGTACCTTTTCTTTTCTCTGCATTATCAATAGAAAGAAATTCTATAATTGAACCATTATCAAAAAAGTAAATGTGCTCAGTTGCTGAATACGAATCTTCTTCCCATATACCCAACTGCTTCATTATATCTTTAAAATCTCTGAGAATAGAAACTCTCATTGAAGGAAATGATTTTCTTACAATTGATACTACTAAGTTAGGTTCTGAAAGTGCTTTTACTATTAACCATTGTAGGGCTGAGTGTGATTTACCACTTCTTGTTCCTCCTTGTAGAATACAAATCTTTCTGGAGTTCTCAATATCTCTATACGTTTTCGTAGTGTTGATTTGTAATTCCATCTTGTATGTTTACTTGTATTTGATGTATTCTTTGCTCTACTTCTGCTTTCATTTCTACCCGAGATTGTTTTGGAAGGTGGAACTCCAATAATTTAAGTGCTATTTCAATTGCACCTTTTGGGTCTTTCTTCTTCATATCTTCTAACATCTTAGGTAAATCATTTAAAACACCATTAGTTGCACGAGCAATAGATAACTTCATCATTTCAGTTGAACGATTGATTGCTCCTTTTGGCCTACCAGAACTTAGTTTATTTCCTTTTTCAAATGGCATGATTATTGATGTTATTTAAACATTTTTTATATTATAACACTTATTCTCCACTTGGGTGTTGATACTTACTTAACTCTTCTTCTACTTCTCTTACTTCTTTTCTAAGTTCTTCTATTTGTAAAAGTAAACATTCTAAATGTTCTAATAAAGCTGATATTTTTTCTTGTTCCATATTAATAATTTAATTTTCTAACTCTACCACTCGCGGTTCGTTCTTGTTGTAATTTATCTAAATCGGACATACTTTCCCAAACAAACTTTTGGTAATTACCATTTGGTTCAACAAGAATATCTACTAATTTAGAAAGATATTCTTTATGTAAATCTCTTTCTTCTTGTGGGTACGGTAATTTATGATTACCCGAACCAAGTGTAGTTACAAATAAATCAGATGGATATTGTTTTTTTAATTCTTGTTTTTCATTCCAATATTTTTCGTAATGAGGATATTTTTGTTTTAAACTTTCTTCATCTCCAATACTGAAATCTTTTTTTGTTCCTGACATTTTATTGTTCTTTAAATGGATTATCTATTATCTCTTTTAAATGTTCTCTTATCTTTTTAATACTGATGAATGTTGTTGATTTACTTATACCGATTTTCCTTGCCACCTCAATCATTGTATCATCATTATCATAATACAATTGAAATAATTTTGCTTTTGGCCACATTCTTGTTTTAGATAAACGAACAAGTTCTTTTTCTACTAACTCATAAGCTTTCATTAATTTAATATCTTTATCTATATCATACTCATTATCTTCCATTTCAAATTCATCATCCATACCAACTACGGATAATTTCTTTGATTTATTTATTTTGTTTATCCAACGAGTTTGAAGAAATCGATAACAATACATTAGATTGTATGAATCATCATAATAAATCTCAATATGGCCTTTTTGAAGTAAGTAAAGATACAAATCAGAAATTAAATCTTGGGCTTCTTCTTTGTTTTTTGTAATATTGGTTGCAGCTTGGAGTAACCAAATATAATGTTTTTTGTGAAGTATTTCTACCCTATCAGATACTTCTTGGTTACTCATATCCTTTATCATATTACACTTGTTCCTTTATAAAGTTATTAATCGTATTAACTACCTCAATCCAATACTTTGCTGATGATTGACATGAGCAAGGTCTCGGCCTGTTATGTTTACCGATTTTTTGAAACCAATTCCAAATATTACCCATGTGATTTTCGGGTATGTGATGATGAATGGAACTCATTACATTCTTTAAGTTTGTCCATTCCTCTGGTGTGAATATATCTGCCCAATTCATATTACTTTAACTTTACGGGTTTATCTAAGTCTAAAAACTTTTGTAATGTATCAAAGTGAGGATGTTTATTAGATAATCCAAATCCTAATGCTTGAAGTACCACAATTAACTCATTTACGTTTGATAACTTTGTAAAATCTATAAAGTAAAAGATTTCTGGTTCTAAATCTTTACGAACCGCTTCTGGTAATTTAAAATCAACTACTTTTCCTTCTTTAATTTCTCCATCTAAACCGAATAGAGAGCCTGTTGTTTGTTCAAATGTCATAATTTATTTTTCTTTGTTTTTTGTTTGTTATTAAAATAATTTTATTCCGCCACACATACCATCATATTTTGGATTGGTCAAACGATTCAACCATTCCTTACGTTTACAACACCCACATGATTTAAACCCCAGCAAATCGACCGCAATGAGTGTGGCAATACGTTCGCCGTATCCCAAGGTAATCACATGAATCAAAGATTCAACCCAATCACCAATTTTGATGTGTTCTAAAAATTTATTCATCTTTGTTTTTCTTGGTTCTATGATAGTGTAATGTATTTTCACTGGGAGTGATTTGTCTTAAATTATCAATGTGATTATTTAATTTATTATGGTCAATGTGGTCAATAACATATCCTTCTTTCAAAGAATCATCATTGGTATTGAAATGTTGATAAACTAATCTATTCACTCTTAAAGATGTTCTGTAATTATTCTCATTGTAAATGTTTGCATAGAAGTATCTTTCATTACCATAAGATAAAGAAATTTCTCTTAAATCTGATGGTCGGGTTGTGTTACCCATTGGTCTTGTTGATAATACTCTACCAAAATTTGTGATGTAATAGTGGGGATAACCTTGAATTCTTTTCATTTGTTCCCCTTGTTGTAACTCGGTGTATGTAACCGGTCCCCTTTTCTTTTTTGTTGTTGTTTTCATATTTTTCTTATTTTCTCTGTGTATAAATATTGATTTTAAAAATTCCGTGTTATTTTTTGTAATTTTTTGTTATTATAGCTGGGGGTAATTCCCTTCACCCCTTATTTTTCTCATTTACTCTGGGTGGAGATTCGAGCCAGTCTCCACCCTTTTTTTATTTTACAGCATATACATTTTGTATTCTTTTATCCCAATTACTTTTTATAGTAGTATCCCATTCTAAAATCTCTGATATTCCATCTATACCACCAAGTTCATTATAATCTTCTATTGCATTATTGTATTTGATTATATCACTATCATAATCTGTAAGTGTATCTAATATCTTCTCAGCAATATTTTTAATTGACCCACTACTGCTAGTAGTAGTATTTTTTTTATTTATTTTTTCTAATTTATTATTAGTATTATTATTAGTAATGGCGATACAGTTTTCAACTCGCTGGCCAGTTGAATCCACCTCACTCAAAGTTGAATTCACCTCGCTAGTGGTATCGTTTTCAACTCGCTGTGAGTTAGTTTTCACCTCACTAATACCCTCAACTGACCAGTGAGTTGAATCCACCCCGCTAGTGAGTTGGGGGGTATCTTCTTGAGAATACTTAGGATTTTCAATTAAAAGATATACCGCTTCTTCGTTAACTTTGTAATAATTCTTATATCCCACATTTTTTCTTTCCACAGATATTAAACCTATCTTCTTTAAATTAGGAATAGCATTTTTAACAGCATGTTCAGTAATACCCAATTCCTCTGCCATTTCTTTTTGTGGTTGAAATATATCTGGTAAGTGTGACCATACAGATTGTAAATCTATAATGTGTTGTAGTATTAGAGTTTCTATTAACCCGATTTCCCTTGCTAATGATTTATTGATAGTCCAGTGAGCATTCTTACCAATAAGTTTTTTAAGATTTGATTTTGCCATAATTTTTCTCATTTAATATGGAGAGGTTTCCCTCCCCTTTTGTTTTACAATTTTACTTTGAATATTTTTTTACAAAAATGTAGTAAAGAACTTTTCTAAATCCCTTGAAGAATACAAGAGATAGAATGAATGCCGGAATAAGTTTGATAATCAGTGCCATAATTTTTAATTGTTTTTAGTTTATAGTTGAGAACCATTCCCAACCTTCTTTACAAATATACAACTTTTTTTTTACAACTCCAAACCTTTTTTGTTTTTTAAGTTGTTTCTATATGTATAAATATAACCAACTTGTAGAAAACGTAAACTTTTTCTCATATTTTTTGTAATTTATTTTAATTCTAAATAAGGGCATAAAAAAACCCAACCCCGTAAGGTTGGGTTTAAACACAAAGTTGTTGAGTAAAGATGGCAATCTTCATTTAACATCTATAAATATAGAGAAAATAAATTATTGATTATTTTCTTTTAATGAGTTTAATTTTCTATTTCTGATGGCTTTTTGTTTTTGTAATCTTCGTTTAGTTGTTGGTTTAGTATATTCTCTTCTTTCTTTCAGTTCATCTATATGTCCCGAAGCGTTTACTCTTTTTTTAAATATTTTTAAAGCTTGATTTAAGTCACCTTTTCTTACTTCAACTTTTACTAACGATACCATCCTTATTTTTTACTATTATTTATTTCTTGTAAAAATTTTATTTCAGTACGAAGTGTTGCAACTTCTTCTACTAATTTAATTATTTGTACTCTTAACTCATCTTTCTCTTGAGAACTTTTTTCTAAAAGTGCTTCTAATTTAGAAATTCTTGATTGACAATCATGTCTGATAAATCTATCATCTTCTTCTTTTTTAATTGCTCTCTTTTCGTAATATCTCCAAGCAGAAGCACCGGTCAAGGCACCAAGTAAGGTTGCAATTATAGTATATATATTATCCATTTATGTACGATTTTATTGTTACTAAATGTCCATCCATGTAAGATGTATCATAATCTTTACCAACTTCTTCTTCAATCTCACCGATTAAATCTTGGAAATCAGCAACTATCACCGTAGCCTCATCTAATCTTTCTTGTGTTGTAGAACCGGATTCGATTGCATCTTTCTCAATCTTAAATACATTATCAGCTAATTGAGCAGCTGAACGAATCATTCCAATAGTATCTTCGTTTAAATTTGTTTGAGATTTTAAATCTTCAAAAGTACCGATAGCACCCGGACAAATGTAGAATTGTTTAGTTTGATAACCAAAGATATCAATCTCTCCATCTTCCATTTCCACCGAACCAGTTGAATGTTCACCCGGATAAGTTGAATCAATAGTTGGTAAAACTCCTTCTTCCATCTCGACTGGTCCTCTACAATCTGGCACCTCCCTTCCATCGAGGATTTTCGTACCTACTTGTATATATCCTGGCCAACAAGCTTCAGAATTCTCACCAAGGTTTAT